GAATTTCTCAGGATATTCTCCCCCAGAACGGAGAAAGCTGTGAAAGCCATCTCGCTTTTGACCAATGGAGTGAGATATTCTCCCACATCGACAGAGACCGAGCACATGCTGGAGGTGTTGAAGGACGCGGTGAATGACATCGCTGGTTTGTACGGCAAATTGCCGGCAGCCCCACTGAAACAGACCGAGAACGCCGAAAACGCGGGTGCGGCTACGCCCGGTCTTGAGAGTCTTGTCGAAGCCTCGCGTATCGACAGGAAGATAGCCTCGATCAAGGCATCTCCCTTTGCCCGACAAGATGTCTCGGCCAATGTCGCGAGTATCCCCGAGGCGCAGCTCACTGCATACGCCACACACATCCTGGCCCGTCTCTGCTCGAAGTTGAGGAGGCCGAGGCCCAACCGAAGAACCATGCGGCGAAAGATGCGGAGGATAAGCGGTGAATGAAATAGGGACGGCCCACTTGTACTGGGTCGTCCCTTATCTTTGAATCTGCCTGAATGAGGCAGTAGAGGCAGTCGGGCAATGGGGGTTTCTGATTGATACTCTTGCAGCACCAATGGCGGTTGATCTATATCAAGTGCGACGTTTTGTCAAGAGCAAAAAAGGCCCCACCGGGGCCTTTCTTTATTCACATCAAGGAGTTGCCTGTTAGGCTTTGGATATGAACCCGAATTCCATGCCGGTGAGGTCTCCAGCAACCCAGGGCAGGGACGTTGCCGGATTGAGCTGGAAATCGGTCTGATCGTACTGGAGAGTGATGCCCACAGGGATATCCGCGGCGCTGTCGTAGTTCACGGTGGACAACCTGACCGTGTGCCGAATGTTCTGTGGAGCATTGACGCCGGCCACGCTCTGGGTGGCGATCACCACCGAGGAGATGTTGCTCGCGCCCGTGTAGGCGGTGAAGTCCAGGGTTTCCCGTTCGTTGGCTGCGATCGAGGTCATTCCCGAGGTCGGATCGTTATCCGCCAGCTCGGTGGCGACGCCCACCCAGTCGGTCTCTCCGCCCGAGGCAGTCGGCCGCAGGAGGCTCATCCGGGCATTCCGGGTATCACCATCGGCGACGATGAACTCGGAGAAGTAAGTAAAGTCCGACCCGCTGTCATTGCAGAACGCGGAACCGATGGCGAAGTGGGTAGGATTGGTGTAGTTGCCATCGTTTGCCGCGAAAGACTTCGTACCAGCCAGGCCACCGTTGATATACAGGTCCGCATCGAGGGTGCCCGCAGTGATCGTGATCTTGACATCGATGGAGTTCATGGTTGCCTTGTTGAGAGCAAAGCCCGCCTTGACGCCGCTTCCGGTGCCATCGTTGTAGAGCATCAACCCTAGGTCAAATTCCCCATAAACCTCATACTTGAACAGTCGGACGAGGAGGTTGTTGCTGGCGTCGAAAATCCTGAGCAGATCCGGCACCTCGTTCTCCTCGAAGGAGTTGAACCAGTTCCGGAAATGGATCCAGGTGACGGTACTGGCAGACTCCGGGAAGTCGGGAGTTGCGAAGTTCTCCAGCCAGCCCACCTTGAGCGAGTATGGCACCCGAGTGGGATCGAAAGTGCCCGCCAAAGTGGAGGACACGCTCATCGGCCAATGAGAGATGTTGTTGGAAGCGAAAAGGATATTTGGCATCGAGTGTCTCCTTGGTTTGTCAGGCTTTCATCAGTTTGATCTGGATATCGTCGACATAGCCACCGTTTTCTGGCCCTCCGCCTGAGTCATCGGCTTTGAAGAGCACGGTGATCTTGACGTGGCGGGTGAGTGTAGGGAGATTCAGGATATCGTCAAGGGTATTCGCGTGGATCCACGAGTTCTCTGAGTTGAGAGTGGGGGGGAAGGCGGTTGTCTCACTTCCGAGTGATCCAAAGGCTGCATTCTGTGCCTCTATGGTGATTGTGATCGAGTCACGACCTTCCTCAGAGTCGAGAAGGCAATACACCACACAGTAGCATCGGCCTGTGTCGATATCCGTCAGATCTCCTGCGGGGATCTCAATCACCTGGCTCATCTGGGAGTCGACGCCCGTTCCCAGGCTGTCCGCATTGAAGAAGCGCGCACCCTCACGGAATAGGGTAGCGTTGTTTATGGCAGAGGTCACGGAGAAGACCTCACCAGTGTCCATGGTCCAGTCAGTCATGACCGAGTTCTCGGCGTCGCCGTTCACCACAACCAGATCTGTCAGCATCGTGGGGACGAACATCCCGTATACATCGCCCGCCAGGACTTCCTGCTTATCGTCAACGGCCATGCCCGTCAGAGCGTAGCCGTCGAGTTCGTGGATGTTCTCTGTGATCTCATTACCCATGCCCGACATGATCATGACGCTCTCGTCGTTGATGTCGATACGACCTGAGTAAGGCATCCCGGTGATGGGCATGATATCCATCTCGTAGACTGGCATGGGCGCCAGAGCGAAGATCTCGACCTCATTTGAGTAGGCGGTGTCCGCTCCCTCCGAGTTCGTGGCAGTGACGAAACATCTGATGTCCTTGCCAACGTCGCTGGCGATCGGAGCATAGGTGACGCCGGTCTCCGCTGGAGAGATGGCCACCTGATCAACTTCCCAGGAGTAGGTGAGTGTCGCTCGGGGGGACGAATGGAAGTGGCCACCGTCGCATGTTAGCAATGAGGGAAAGAAGGCTGCCCCCATTACGGACGGTCCCGATATGACGGGATCGGTGTAATACACGGGGAGGGCCAGAGGAGTGATGTGATAGGCCCCTGAGCCAAGCATACTCGAACAGAACGGGGATCCGCTGAGAATGACCTTCTCCATGATGCGACCCTGGACCGCATCGGCTACGGGGATTATTTGATGCGCCATCAGATGAGAGCACCCGTGATCGAGAAGGTCGCGTCACCCGTGGCCAGGACACGCATATCCGGCATATTGGCTCGCGGCATCCGGATCACATTGGAGACCGTGACCGTGTACGAGGCGTCGGCCGGCGTGAACCAGGCGTCCTGGTCATTTTTCACCTGAAATAGGATCGTGCCGGTATTCACCTGGCAGGTCACATTCAAGTCCGGAGCGGAAGGCCCACCGATCTGCGCGATGACATCGACATCAGTTGAGTCATACCAGGTGGGGACGCAGGTGTAATTTGTGGTGCATGAGGTCATGAGCTTGCTTTCCAGTCTGGGTTCAGGTTATAGGGGACGAGTAAACACCCATGTAGCACAAGACAAGGTAATCATGCAATGCTTACACTAGAACAAGTTCGGGAGTCGCTGCCTGCCAACTTCCGCAATAATATCACGGATCCGATGGTTGCTCAGCTCAACTCTCTGTCGGCTGACCCTGAAGAGGCCAGATACATCCGGGAAAACTTCGTGAGCTTCTCCCAAGTCCTTATGGAGGGCCGATATAAGGTCGGCGACTACGTGCGAGCTGTGATGTACGTGAGCCACAAGGTGATGGGTAAATCGAACATGGGGAGTTACATCGCCACGTTCCCGGAGCGGTATGCCTCCATGGTTTCCCGCAACAAGTCGACCAAGGACATCTCCTCGATCGTCACTGCCTACAACAAGGGGCAGTTGGTCACGAAGGTCATGGAGCGGGCGATTGTCCCCTCATGGATCCTGAACCAGGATATGTTTCAGGGCGCCCTCCAGACCCAGCACGACCTCATGATGGACATCACCGTGTCGGACAAGGTTCGCTGCGAGGCCGCCAACAGCCTCCTGACCCACCTGAAGAAGCCGGAGGCACTCAAGGCCGAGCTGAAGATCGAGATTGGGCTGAATGACGGCATGGCCGCCCTCGAAGCTTCCCTGGTTGAGATGAGCGAGCGCCAGCTCAATTCGATCGAGCATGATCCCAATATCTCGGCCAATGATGTGGCCGGCACAGCCATGAAAGTCATCAACCCATGAGTCTGGGAGGAAATTGGGTCAAGCCAAAAAGTGTGGATGACTACCTCAATGAGGTGGATTTCCAGCTCCTCAACAGCAATGCGAACTATGTTCCGTCGCTGTTTGCGCTGAAATTCATGAACTTCATCAAGCTGGTCAATGGAGACGTAGGTGAGGACAACAAGACCCCGGTGATGCACCTTGCCATGTTGGACATTCTAGCTGACAACTGGCCCAAGATCGCAAATCTCTGTGCTCGTGGCACGGCGAAGACTACGCTGTTCATGGAGTATTTGGTTCTATATATCGCCATGTTTGGGGAGCTGCCGGAGTTCGGCAAGGTTACGGGGATGCTCTATATCTCTGACTCCATGGAGAACGGCGTGAAGTCTGCCAGAAACTCCATCGAGTTCCGCTACAACAACTCAGAGTTCCTTCAGGCATGGATCCCTCATGCACGGTTCACCGAGAACTACCTGGAGTTCACGAACAAGAAGGGCCAGATGCTGGGGGTGAAGATGTTCGGCGCCAAGTCAGGCATCCGTGGAACCAAGATCTTCGGTAAGCGGCCGGTGTTGGCCGTCATGGATGATCTGGTCTCAGATGCGGACTCGAAGTCGGCAACCGCCATGGAGGCTATCAAGGACACGGTGTATTCGGGCGTTCAGTACGCCCTGGATCCCACCCGGAACAAGATGATCATGAACGGCACCCCCTTCAATAAGGAGGATATCGTCTACTCGGCGATCGAGAGTGGAGCCTGGAAAGTCAACGTCTGGCCGATCTGTGAGCGGTTCCCCTGTAGTGAGGAAGAGTTCCGGAGAGCCTAGGAGGATCGGTTCACGTATGAATAT